ATTAATGGCTGACCCTTGGGGTCCGGCACAGCCTACACCAACTTCTGGGGGCAATCCCTGGGGTCCTGTAAGTGCGCCTGTACCACAGTCGAATGATCTGTGGCATGAGGTTCTTGGTTATGCTGGTGGTAATAATGACACTGTAAATAAACTGGGCAACGCTGCTGGTGCGGTGTACAAACAAGCTGTCGCCAGCGGACCAATTATGAATGGTCTTCCTGGTGTTGCTGATGTGATCTCAGCAGTTCCTGGTTTGCATGATGTTGGTCAGAGTCAGGTTGCTCAGGGTATCCAGAAAGTCCTTCCGCCGCTTATGGGCGGCCGTACCCCTGGTGTACGTGACATCATGGAGCAGTCTGGTTTTGGTCGTCAACCGGGTGAGACGGACGCGCAGTTACATCAGCGTTACAACCAAGGTCTGACTGACATCAACCAGCAAACTACCGCCGAAGCGACTGCTAATCAAATTGGCAATGCTAATGGTAGTCTTGGTGACAAAGCCGCTCGTGTGGGCCAACAGGTCCTCAATATTGGTGCGGGTGTTGCTGCTAATCCCCAGTATCTTCTTGCTCCTCAGATGGGTCTTGGTGCCGGTATGGCTGGTCGTCTTGGTGGTGCTATGGCGGGTAATGCTATTATAGGCGCTGCTGGAGATGCGGCTGCTCAGATGATGGATATGGCTCAGGGTCAGAAGAAAGACTTCGACATTGAGCAGAACCTTAAGTCTGCTATGATTGGTGGTGCTGTGGGTGGCGCTATTCACGGGGCCGTAGAGGTCAGTCCATTTGTCAAGGGCCTCTTCGGTAACAGAGGTATTGACACAACCCCACAGGCTGATCCTAGGCCCAGTCAGATAACGCCTATGACACAGGATCATGTGCAACTTAATGCACAAGACCATGCTCAGTATCAGCAACTGTTGCAGACTGGTAGTGTGGACGACATCAAGAACTTCTTCCAGGGTAGGCAAGGTCCTCAGCCTAACTGGCAGGATGTCAATACCTGGGTTGAACATCGTGATGGACAGAGCCGTACTGGTCCAGTTCAACAGACGCTGCAACCAGATTTCAACTATCAGGATCAATACAATCAACACGCGGAGATGGTACAGAATGAACAGCACCGCCAAAATGTTGAAGATCATGTCAACAACCAGACTGCTGGCTGGACTAATGCTCCTAATGTGGAGGTTGTTCATGGGCCTGCTGACATTGCTGATCCTGGAGTTCGCGCTCAAGCACTAAAAGAAGATAGACCGGGTAGTTCTAGTGAAGGCGCTCCCGGATTCTATGGTAAGGACGGTACTGTTCGAATTTACAGTGGCCGTAACGCCACCCCTGAAGATGTGAATGCACTCTTGTATCATGAGGGCCTTGGCCACTTTGGTCTTGCCCAACAGTTCGGGGACAAACTTGATAGTACTCTGACTAGTCTTCTTGATCGTAATGTGAACCAACTGAGTCGCGACACAGACGCTTGGCAGAAAGCAAATCCCAAGGCGTATGGTGGTAACAGATTACGGGCTGCCGAGGAAGTTCTGGCTGAACGGTCTGAGAGTGGTGCTATGCCAAAGAACTGGAAGGACGCCATGGAAAGTGCTGTCCGCCAGTTTGGTCGTAAGATGGGGCTTAATCTCAGCTATAATGATGCGGAAGTGAGTCATATTCTTGCTATGTCTCATGACGCTGTGATTAACGGCAAGTCTGGTGCTCGTGAGAATGGGTTCAACAGTGCTGGTAATCGGTTCATGTTTATCGGAAAGAACTCTCGTGGATTTGACCCATATGATGCGGGCACTTTCAGAGCGTCTGATGGCCAACAGCGTTCTGAAATTAGCGATAAAGATGCTAAACTTATTCCTCATCTCCAAGGCCCCACACTAGCGGATCACCTAGATCACCCAGAGTTGTTTGATCGATACCCTGAGCTACGCGATATTCCTGTGTCTTATAAACCTCCTGCTGGTTCAGACGGAGCGTACTGGGCTAAGGAACAGGGTGGTCCTCACATTGCAATTAGGCCAGATTCCCCTGACGTACTTAGGTCAGTTCTGCATGAAACGCAACACGCAATTCAAGATATTGAAGGCTATCCCGATTTCAGAAAACTAGTTAATAATGGCGAAACTACTTCTAAGAATAGTGAATTTGGTTATCGAGATCACCCTAGCGAACAAGAAGCCTTTACCACTGAGGATAGGGCTGGTATGTCTATGCGTGAACGTGATGCTAATCCAATCAAGTTCATGCGGTCTAGAGATGAAGACGGTAAACCCCCTTATCTCGGGTTCAACCGTAGAACAGGCGATACTGATTCGCCTGCGTATCAAGACACACTAAAAGATTTTATAAATAGTGTCGAAAATTTCACCAGTAAACATACCGAGGAGATTAGTAGGTTTCAACAAAGTGCTGAACGGTATAAGAAAGACTGGGAAGAGGGGCGGAAAGGTTCATTTGATGGGCCTCCTAGTGAAAGTCAGGAAATTGCAACCTCTCGCAGGCTTGCACTATTCAATATGCTTGATAAAGAATTGTCTGGTTTTCATGAAGCAGATATTCATAATCTTAAGTCTAGCCTAGAAAGCCCATATAGTCATGAGAGTTATATGGATGCTCTTTATGCGAAAGCTAATGAAAGTCTATCTAAAGATCAGAATAAGTTCATGACTCGTGCCCAACAACTTCGGAATCAAATTGCTCGTACTGGTTATATCCCCGAAGATCTTCAAGGCATTCATGACGAAGTTGAGAAGTACAATGAAGGTAAGGAACCAATCAGTTGGGAAGAAACCCGCGCCAGAGCTTTTGAACTTGGCCTCAACCCTAATAAGATTCCTCAAGTCAAACAAGGTGAACTGACTGCTCGTATCATGCGTGCTGGTGCTAGTGCTGACTTGGCTGCCGCAAAGGCTGATGACATTTTAAGTCGTCTTGGAACTGACCAATGGAAAGAGACAGATCAAACCGATCTTGCTAAAGCAATTGCAGATCGTAATTGGGCAATGCACACTTTTCTCGGTCACACCTCGGAAGCTGGTCGTGCTCTGAATGTGAGTAAGGTGTTCAGGCAATATAGTGCGGGGCATATTGGCCCACTGCTAGACGCACTTCGTGAGAATGAGAGTGGTCTAGCACTCTTGGCTGATCCTACTAATCCTCAGGCCATGTTGTTCATGCAACAACTAAAGGCTGACCTCAAGGATGGTGCTAACCCTAAGGCGGCTAATGTTCGTATGGACGCGGTTAACAAACCCTATTGGTGGCAGTATCTTACTACCTTCCATATGAATATGATGTTGAGTGCGCTCTCCACTCACGTCAAAGCACCTATTGACATGACTACAGGTATTCTCCGCAATGTAATTGAGAAGTCAGTAGCGATACCAATCAGTAAGACCAAGCAACTATTGGGTGGTGGTCCTGGGGTTGAGTTCGGGGAATTAGCTAGTCATATCTTTGGCTTGGGTGGTGCTGTTGCGGACGGGGAAGTTTATCGTGCTGTGGCTAGGGCCGCTAAGACTGGTGACAGTTCATATGTACGTCCCATAAATAATACAACCCTTAATGAGAGGATCAATCAACTTAGCGGTCAAAACGATCCTGTTTTGCAAGACCAAGCTAAACTTGACACTGGACGTATTACACAAACCAATTTCGCCAATCAGTTTGGGGCTATTTCTAGTCCCAGATTTACTGGTGCTGCTAGTATTATCAATAAACCTACTGACCTCATTTCAGCCCAGGACACCTTCTTTCGGTCTGTTGAGATGAATGGTCAACTGCGTTCTATTGCTTATCGAGAAGCTACAGAACAACTTGGACCTAAGGCATCTATCTTTGATAAGATGTCGCTCGGTAAAAGTCTTGCACTCAATCCTACCGAGAGTATGATTAAAGAAGCATACCTTCAGACTAATAAAACCCTTCTATTGAATGACAACCCACTTAATACTGCGATCAATAAACTGCGTGTGGTCAAACCTGGGATGAATGGCTTTCAACAGTTTATTTCATTTGTGGTTAGCAACCTCGCACCCTTTATTCGCGTGGAGTCTAACAACCTGCTGAACCGTGTGATTGATCGGTCACCACTTGGTTTGTATCAGCTATTTGATCCCCGCTCTGACATCCGTCAAGGTGGTGCTAAGGCCGACATTGCTTGGGCTAGGATTGCCTATGGTAGTGCTCTTCTTGGACTTTACTGGAACATGGCAGATCCGGCAAGAAAACTACAGACTGGTAGTGGTCCAGACAATGTGGACAAGTACAAGGAGAAGATTGCTGGTGGGTGGAGACCTAATGCTGTCAGCGAGAATGGCGGCTACAATACTGGTGGTCAGTTGGGTATGTCTGTTAATCCTTTTGACGTACATAACAAGACCGCCCAGCTAGTTGCCAGTGCTCGGCAAGCCTATGATGCTGGTATGAGCACACAAGGTTGGGGTTCGGCTCTAATGATTGCTGCTGGGTCTGTTGGTTCTAATCTAGCTAATATGTCTTGGTTGTCTGATGTACACCCGGCTATTGAAGCTGCCACTGCACATGGTCAAACTGCAAGACAGGCTGTTACCAGTTTTGCCAGCAATACTGCTAATACTTGGTTACCTGCGGGAATGAACCAAGCTGCACGACTTAATGATCCTGATCAACGTGACACTAATGCTACAGGAACAACCGCGCAAAGATTTGGTGGGGCTATTGCTAATTCACTTCAGTCTGAGATCCCCGGTCTGCGTAAAGATCTACCAATCAAATACAATGTGTATGGCAGTCCGCTAGCTAATGGAGCTAGCCTTACTGGTGTCCACACAATCATTCCAGGTTTGAGTGGCAATGGTACGACTGAAACCAATGATCCTGGCGAGCGTGAACTTGACCGTCTTCAAGCAATGTCGCCCAACAAAGCGTTGATGACACCAGTCCAACATTCGATCTCTAAAGACCCACAAGATAGTTCAGCAGGGAAAATACAACTGACTACAGCTCAGTTCGAGGAGTATCAGCATTTGGCTGGTAGTAATACAGTCAACTATGTCAAGCAAATGATGAACGATGGTAGTTGGTCCAAAATGACTGATGAACAGCGAGCTGAAGAAGTGTATGGCAAGAATGGCATTGAACAGGATATGAAGAAGGCAGCAGCAGAAGTGATAAGATCGGGGATTAAATGAAGTTACTAATTGGTTCCATTAATATAGCGGATGTTGTTGCACTTGGTGTAATTGCTGGTACAATAGCAAAACTACTACCAGAGTTGGCCGCGCTATTGGCTGTAGTCTATTATGGATTTGTTATCTACGACAGAATACGATATGGTCCTGAGCTAGAACGCCGTACAACTTATGATCAAAAAGACATGACTAAAAGTGAGAAAAAGGAAAATAATGATGCAATTGGTAAAACCTAACTATTCGGCCAGGTCACCAATCGTTAATGACAACAACTTTGTAGATGGGAATCCCCCTATAAGCACTCCAACGATTGGTAGCCCACAGGCCACATTCAATCCTGGTGCTAAGTCCGGGCCACTGCCAAACGGACCGCCCAAGTACATCCAACCTCAGGGGAAGAGGCCGATGTCAAAGGGTATGAGTAATAAACGACTACCGATGAATAATGTGTAATAAAAAACCCCTAGGCGCAAACCTAGGGGTTTTCTTTTATGTTCTTTAGAGTAGAGCTGGAAGTGATTTAATCGCTAGACCGAGAAGTGATTGAACCAATGTGGACCCAATCGTTTCTGCGTCTTTAATCAGATTACCACCTTGGCCTTCACCCCATTGAAGAAACATCTGTTCGAGGTTCTCCAATGTGGTACCAGAGAGAACAGCCTTTTCAATGGTTGGAAGGAAAACCTTGGCAGAACTAACCACACTGTTAACCACAGTGGCTTCAGCAGCGCCAAAGACAGTCTTTACAACCGACCACACTTCTTCAGCAGCACCTTCAACCTCATGCTCAAGCCAGCCACCAGCCGCTTCTAGATCATGTTCGATAGTTTGAATAAAACTCATTTAACTGGGGTGACCTTTCCACGAATAAGCATACCAACTGCCAGAGTGACAACCAGAGCGATGATGTTCTTGTAATCTTGTTGCATGGCACTAGCTTGCACAGCAGCAACCACAGCGGCACCACCACTAGTCCAAACGATAGCAGGCTCAGAGCTGATAGCCAGCTTGATCCAGTTTAGAAATCCATTCATATTATATTACCTCGCAATAGCCCGAAGAGCAAGCGTACTCTTGGGAGCCTGTTGTGTTGTCTTCTTGTTCGTAGGTCTTTAGCAAATCCCAATCGATCTGCTTGGGCATCCTACTTACCCATTCGTTGTATTGTTCTTCTGTGATCTCTTGGTAGGGAGCCTGTCGATAGGTGTGTTCAGAATAGGGTAGAAAAGCCACACCAGAAAGAATATCGAAATTATCCCACACCCAAGATCCCACACCAATCCATTCATTTTCTTTTACATTCACCGTTATACTGGGTTTATGTTCACACCAATGTTCTTGGACATTACGCCAGATTTCAAGGTGCTCGATTGCAGTGATATCCGACCTGCACAAACTAGCATCTGGGCTTGCGATGGGGAAAGAGAAGACAGCCGTATGGTCTGGGTTTGTGACATCTGGTTCAAAGGGTACACCTTGGTCAATTAGGAATGTGGTTAGCGGATCTTTTACATCTCCTCGTACCGTCCTAATATAAAAAGGACTATGCCGAGGGTGAATGCCAGAACTACTGTCCACCAACTGGGAGACGGTACCTGAAGGCTTAACACAAGTAATAGCCACAGACTGCTGAATACCAAGAGTAGTAGCCAGATTCTTATTTGTTGCAACTGCTATCTCCCGAAGGCGTTGGAGCCACAGACAACCTTCACCAGTTCGTCCGAGGATTGGGTGGTCGAGGATTCCGGTAAGGCTAACGCCAAGTAGACGTTCTTCTTCTGTATTTTTCCGCCAGCAACGTCTGAGATACGCAAACTGAGTAAGAGTGGACTGAAAGGTCCCAAGAATGGTGGCCAGTCGCACTTTTCGTTCCAGGTCTGACAAGTTATCTCCAGATCGTACAACGACTTCAGTGAGGTTACAGAACTGATTAGGTCGAAGAATGATCTCGCTGCAAGGATTAGTCCCGTACTCGAAAGAGACATCTCGTCTGGCATTTCGACTAGCTTGTCGCACGCTTGCCTTACGGTTGAATATCCCTCGCTCCCCACTTTTACTGTCGTATAGAGATTGCCACTCTCGTAGGAATTCTCCGACGGATGGTTTTCCCAAGTACACCGCGCTGTTATTAGATAGACCTCGTTGTCCATTCTGCTCCCACCAAGCTCCGTGCTTTGCCTGCCTTGCTCCTTCATCACTTAGATCGCTTAGACTGATCATGGCTGACCGTCTTACACCACCGACAACAACAACCTCTGCAATCTTACACAAAAGATCGTGGCACTCTAGCGACGATAGTTGCCTTCCTCGGGCTCGATTACAAACTTCTGTAGCATAAGTAAATAACTCGACAAGCGGCTCAGGTCCGCTAGCACGACCCCCAAAAGTCTTGAGTCGAGCGCCTGCAGGCCGTACTCGCGAAACGTCCCATCCAGGTGTGTAACCCTCAAAGAGGTAACTGAGGAGGGTTCTAAGGGCTGATGCCCACCCTTCCTTACTGTCTGGTACTGTGACAATTGGTTGATCTTGTCCACCAATAGTTTCTCCGATGGTTGGAAGTTGATCCACATATTTCTTTTCCACGCTGAAACCAACACCAGTCCCACAAAGTAGGATGTACATGGCCTCATCGAAGGCGCGTAGGTTGTCAACTACAAGATAAGCACAATTATAACCAGCTACGTGAGTCCTGTCAAGAGCTGGACCAGCAGTCATAAGACATCTCATTGATGGCATGACTTCTAGATTAATTATCGCATCTTCAATTTCAAGCCATTCTTTTGAACCTAGAGAACCACCTTTGGTGTAAAGCATCATCCAATCAATATAGCGTCGGACAGTTTCTTCCCAGGTTTCTCGTCGGTTCTCATCAGGTATCCACCTAGCGTAGCGACTTGTGTGTATAAATCTTTGATAATCAGTTAGAATAGGTTTTCTCCTGCTGGTTCAATATTAAAAGCTAGATCGAACCCTTTAAATTGTGGGTTAAGCCAGCCGTACTTATCTGCTTTCTTTTGTGCCCGTGCCAAGGACTTAGCAACTGCTTTAGGTTCTTTATTCTTGCTAATGTACTCAATAGTTTCATTCTGTACGGATTCAAAAGCCTTACGATGAATGAACATACCTTTATTGCTGAACACACCAAGAGTTAGACTATGATCAAAGGATTTGAAATGCTGCTTTGGGTCAATAAAGTGCACACCTATTAGTTGTATCCTATACACCCCATCAACTAGATAATCATAGACAGATCCGATGTGATTACCATTACCTTGTTCATACTCATTCTGATTATCCTGATCAAGTTTTACCCAATTAGGTGGTAGAACTGGTAGACCAACCTGATATGTATAAAAGATATCGTAGTCTTTCGGTTGAAGATGTACACTATATGCGTAGTCAACAACTGCTCCACCCATCAGAACAGAGTTCTTTGGGGCCTCAGAGATCAATTTCATCCAGAGTTTCGGACCGTTCGCCATCCCAGTTCCTTTTGGGTTTCTGTCGTTGTTGTTTAGGTAGTTTCAGATCCTTATCAAAGTGATTCTGCCTACGCTGTCTTCTACGATCCTTAAGATCGAACTTGTTCATACCCTTGCTCAACGTCGTACTCCGATAGTTCCCAAATCTTGAGGCTAAGGAATTTAGCTAGTGCCACTTCTGCCGCAACCCCTTTTGACTTCTGCCACCCAGGAAGAAGAGCAATTGCGTCCGCTTCATTTGCAATATAATTGAGATCATCCATAATCATACAACGCATAACCTTACCATCAAGTTCTAGTTTATCATAACCTTTTTGGCGATCATTATCCGCTGGACTAAAAACTTCATGTCCATGTTTTCTTAGTGTCAGGGCAGCCATATCAAAGGCTGGAAAGTTAAACTCTGGAATGCCTCTCATAGGGCCAGCTAGGTAGACGTTCATTGGTTCTCCAATATTTCGAATAACCAATACCACAATATTTGGTTTGGTTCTATATTTTTATGCCGGAAATAAGCATAACTACTCGTCCAATAATCAAGATTTTTGTTCAAGAATTAGTTCCAAACGAGCTAGACTATTCCAGGCAACGTGGGCAGCATGTAGAAGTTCACTATCAGCATCACAAACCTCTCCAGATGCTTCCTTGAGCAGGTGTCGAGCCAGTGCGTCAGTGTAACGATTAAGTCCGTCTGGGACATGTCTCCAACCAGCCCAGGCATATTTTCTGGCACCAAATTCACTGACACGAGATAGTTCTTCAATTGCTCGCGGAAAGTATCCGATTGCTCCACGATAGACTGGAGCCTTTCCTTGGTCATACTTAACTGCGCCAGGTATTGACCCCTCGGCATCAGACATTATCTTCCATCACACCAAATAGATTGGTTGGGTCTTCAATCGGTACGATCATAAAACCCCATTCAGCAAGTTCTCGTTCGAGAGTCTTAGCATCAAAGGGTTCGCCTTCGTAGATACGATCAATGATGTCATTCAGCATATCATCCATCTCAAACCTTCTTTCTGGCGCCTGTATGCCAAGAACCACAGTCAATGCACTGAAGTCGTTGTACTTTAAAAAACTTCGTCCTTCGAAATCCTCTAGATTGTACATGATTACTCCCACAAGCTCCACAAGCTCCCTTGTTATCCCCAAGATGCGGGTGATCTTGAATGAAAGGTTTAATTCGCTGATAGAGATTAGCAGTTACCTTGACATCCTGAATACAATACTTCTGCATCCGCTTCTGGGCCTTGACATCGCCTTCAAGAACAGACCGCCAGAGTGCAAAGCCTTCATGCTTCATCTTAGATCCAACACCAAGTAAGGGGCCAATATAAGCCAACTTGGCCATCACAAATCCCAAGCCTTTTACGGTCTTAATCAAATCGATAGAGGTAGGTGGTGCAAAAGGTTTCAAACCCTCAAGCATTAGATGGCCTTTAATCTTAGGCAAATCATATCGATTGCCGTTGTAAGTAATTACAGCGTCTGCCTCATCAAGAAGATTGCGAAGAACATATGCCATGTCTGTTGCACCATACTCCCACTTAGAGAGGAAGATGAACTCTTTAGAGCCAACCCAATGAGCACAGAAGCAGAGAAGACCGCCGCTATCAATCAACTGATCAGGACTAATATTCTCATCATACATCCGCCAGACATAAGCCTTGGCAGGTGCCCATTCGATATCTATAACTAGGATTTTACTCATCAATCCACTCCTGGGGTACGACACCAACGGCCCACTTGTAGCCGTTCCGGTCTGCCCACTTCTCGTGGGTCTGCTTCTGAAAGGGAACTTTCTTGTTGGCCTCCATAAATAGGAAGCGAATGTCATGATCAGGATATTGTTTACGTACCGCAATCATCTTGCGAATACTCTCCCGATCTAGTCTACCTTTGACTTCGATAATAATTCCGTTGTCTAGTATGAAGTCTGGATGATAAATTCCGTTTAAAGTGTAAGGAAGTTCCAAAGTCTCGTAGGTATATTTCACCCCACGAGACCTTAGATTGGCATCGACCGTGCGCTCGAAGCCTGACTTAAAAGCCACTAAGGATATTTAGCCGGATCAAGTTGGTAATGGCCCCAGTCCTGGAAGTGACTAACCACACCGTCTACCCAAGCACCAACTGCTTGGCCACCCCACTGAACGTCAATACCCAACTCCTGAGCAGCAGCCAAGACTTGTTTACTTACCGCAGTGTAGACCACAGCCACAGTGGGACCAGAGCCAAGATAGACGCCATTGACAAAAACCCCAATATCAACAGCCATAGCAAGATTATTGTAATGACTGTCTGGGAGGTGTCTCGAATGAAGTGTTTGGGAAAATCCCTCAAGAACCAATTGCTTTTCTTCGGCGAGAGTTCTAATTCCATAGATCACCTGAAATGGTTGTGGAGTTTGACTAGCAGCGTTGATGACTTTGACAAGATCGGGATGAACTTGAGAAAGAAGATTATGTGGATCTAACATGTCTTGTAAAACTTCCCAGCTTCGCTCTGATTCAATATCAACAAATGACCACTATTAGGTTTAGGAAGCCCACCTCGAGATTGAATGTACTTATTCAACCCTGGTGTCTTGTAAATAATGTCTCCGTACTCAGGTCCATCTTCTGTCATCATAACTGATTGATGATAACCTAGTACCGCGTTCTTAGTGATACAAACATTATCACGAGCTTCATCGACCAAGATAGTGCAAGCACTCAAACAAGGACCATCCACGATTACAGGCGTCTTGTCAGCAGCAAGTTGCCTACCTTGAGCGGCAAATAGATCGATGATACCACCAGGACTAAACTCAACCACACAGGGAACTGAGCAAGGGACCGGAGGATAACTAAAGTCAGACTGACCTAGACCAAAAATCGAAAGAATAAGAAGACTAATCATAAATATCATCACTCTCTTCTTCTTCCAATTCGTCGCACATCTGAGCGGCCTTAACGCGGCCAATGGGTATAACAATATCAGGAACCGCACCGAGTTCTGTAGTCTTCATGATGGCAACGTGATGCGGGGTGAAGATCAGAAAACCCTCGGCGAACCATTCCACATCTTCGATGTCTGTAATTACGTAATGATTACTCGGAAACTTAGCCTCTTCTTCCTTACCCTTACCACCATTAATGGTACCGAGATGAAAGATGTTATCGTCGTCCATATTTGCTTCCTTGCTCTAGAAGTTCACTTTTTCGAATACCTTCGGTTCTCTTTTTACTGTCGTGAAAAACTTAGGGCCATTAGAATAAAGAAAGGTCCGAAGACCCAAACCACCATTGCTATCAGCCCAACAACGCCTCTTATGATCACAGTAGGAGCAATTTGTTCCAAGAACTCGGTTACCACTTGCTCCATCTTCTTCATCGGGGTAGCACCTTTCAGGTTCGACATCTGACTCAACAGCAGACTTTAAATAGTCAATACGTTCTTCAACATTAACTGTGGCAGCAAGTTCGTCCTTAGTGAATGGAAGATAAGCTAGGTGTCCGCTGACTTTGTCCATTGCAAGAAATGCACCGTCTGTGTTTCTTGCTTTACTATAACCGGCGATCTGTTCAATATAACCGAAGGCGTCGTCTTCAGCCAAAGATCCATTAGCGAACTTCTTAAACGAATAGGGGCTAGCACTCTTGACATCAACAGTTACTCCGTCGATGTCGGCGTCGATATGTCCTTTAATTCCTTGGATAGCCACTTCATCTTGGCGAGCCGTAACATTGTGGCCCGACACGCTGGCGAGGAATAGTAGGACAGACTCTGTAATGTGGCCAACGAGGAACTTGAGGAGAGTGTGGCCTTTGAGTGGTTCTTCTGGTTCATATCTCTTTTGGTACCAAAGTTGACGTGCGCCTTTTCCGAGGTTGGACATACGAAGGGTGAATGGTCGTTTACCTTCTTCTAGACTGTCCCGGATAATGGTAGCAAGTTCAGACCCAAATTCAGTTGCTTCGGCGTCGGTAACTTGCTTACCATTTTCCAGGACAGAATAGATGTCATCTACTAAAGTTGAGATTAAGCGACTTCCTCGGCCCAGGGCTTGTCATCTTCTCTAGTTGGGAATTCACCGCCTTCAAATGCTACCAAGTCCCAGACCTGAAGCGATAGAATATTAGCCGACTTCTGATTCTTACCATACTCGTTAATAGCAAAGTTGACATTGACCGTAGAACTATTACCGATCTTGGTCTTCGGATTCCACGCTTCACCATGATGGTCAACCACACGAATGGGTTGGTTCGGACTGCCGTCTTGCTTCAGTTCACGACGCTTGAAGGTCATATAAGGACCATTACCCTTGTCCTTGATCTTCTCTTTCAGACCTTCAACTTCCAGCCGATGAACAGTTTCCTCGTCGAGATACACATCAATGCTCCACTCCTTGTGAGCATTTTGATAACCCCAACCAGGTTCACCGGTAATCTTGGCCCACTTGGCCTTTCCACGAATGAGCAATAGATGCTCCTTTCTTTCTTGTTATTTTCTTATTGTTTTATTGTCTTCGACATTAAAGTAGATGATCTCTCATCACCATATTCAATATTGTACCTTATGATACTTTACTTGTCAACCAATTTATCGAATATTCTCAAATGAAATGTGCCATTACCGTTGTCGTGGAACTGAACACACTCAGAATCTACAAAGTCGCCCACTATTTCGAGTGGTACTGTAATGTATGGTCCTATTTCATCATTGCATTCAAATTGTTGATAGTAGTCTGGTCCTTGTCTCATGCAAATAGATCACTTTCCCTGCAATATTTCTCGTATTTATTTAGATCAATGGCACTCTGCCCAGTTGAGTCCAACTTTGTAGTTACCCGTGAGCGGGACTTTAAATCCAATAGCAAGCCCTGCACTTGTGATTGCGTCAACACAGGTCTTTCCAACTTCCTCAGAATCCTCGGTCTTTGCATCAAGTTGTCCTTCATCATGAATGTTACCCACATAGAAGCCATCAAGCCCGCGCCGTTTAATCTCATTACGGGCTATGATAGCCGCCTTCTTCATAACTATTGCCCCCGCACTTTGGAGCTTATAATTAAGGCTAGCGCTTTTGGAGTGGCACCTGACGAATCCCCCATCAATAGTTCGGAGAAGTCCGCCAGTTCCTCGAAACTCATCTTGGATATCTGCGACCAATCTGGCCAGTCCGGGCGTACCTTTTTCAAGGACTCCACGAGCCCATTTACCGTATGGTCCAGCTTCACCTTTACGAAGTTCAGGTTTAAGCGTGACTCCGAGTTTACCATCTCCAGCTCCATAGAGATAAGCGTAGAATCCATTCTTGACCGTGAGATCACGCATTTCATCTGGGAGTTCGAGGTTTCTAGTGTTAAGGAGGTGGGGGTCTCCTGTAGTGAAGAGAAGGGTGGCCTCAGCATTGTTAAGATACTCAGCAAACATACGCATTTCAAGGCCGCTGGCATCATAGCCAACTTCTCGTCGGTTGGGTCTAGCTTGCCAGAGCCTTCGACATTCAATTCCATACTTTACCTTCTGCTTTGCCTTAGGGATATTGGCTGTGTTTGGACCAAAATGTGTCATCCGACGGGTTGTTGCACCACAAGTCAGAACACTACCGTGCATACAACTGTCTTCATAGTTAACATTATTCAACCAAGTGTCAATCATAGATGACCGACCCTGAAGTACAAGCCATTCAGCAATAGCAGTTGCTTCAGGTCTTCTCGAACTCTCAGCGAACGCTAGAAGGCTTTCTTCGTCAACCTTGGGGAAACCCTTCTCAGTGAAATCTTGGGGTTCCCAACCTAGTCCAAGTAGGCGTTCTACTCTCTGCTTAGGCGATCCAATATTGAAGGCTTGCCAATCGAGAGTGCTGTAGGTTCCGTCTCCGTTTTCACGGAGTTCAGGATATGTTGCAAGGTGCCTGAGGCGGCTCGCATATTCTCCTCCGTCCGCTTTAACTCTTCGATTGTATGTTCCGACAACTTCAAGCTTGGGTGGGAATAGCTCCAGTATTGGACCTTCCAGAGCTGCTTGCTCAGCTCGGAGTTGACCGACAAGAGATTGTGCACCTGGGATGTCAAATGCCCAACCAGCTCGCTTTTGCTCATCTACTACCTCTCTGATTTCATGTTCAATTTCACAAGACAGCTCACTAAAACCAAGCCGCAACATACGCTGCCACAGAGCACGAGCCACTTTCTTTCCGAGCCGAACGTCTTGTTGGCAATACCTGTCCATTTCGGGGCTGTAGCCACTGAAGTCGTCGAACTGCCCTTTCGGGTCTCCAAGACGTTCGCCCCAAGCTTCCAGGCTGTGGCCGCCGCTGAGAGCAGGATCGTACAGGTATGAAAGAACAAGAGTGTCGACGATATTACCAGTGTGAATGGGAGCGCCAACCAATCTCGCCGTGTGAGGTCCGTCGTAACTGATCGCGTTATGACCGACAAAATATACCCCCTGTCCCCGTAGTTCATCGAAAAATCTCCGTATCGCATCATGGCCAACGAAACTATGAACTTCATCAGAGTCCATTCGACTGGCACACATCATCCAAAGTTTAGATGGGTACAGGCTGTCTGCTTCGCAGTCTATGTACCAATATTTGTGATAGTCCTCAACGCGGGGAAGGTATTTTACCATGAATGCTCAACTATTGTAGTTCCTCCGTTGTTGTACTGTATAATCTGTTCTTTGTCTAGTTCTGTGAGTCGCCCGGTGAATTCGTTATAATGAAGGTAAGCGCCAGGACCAGTCCTGCCACAAAACCTGTTCTTTTCTACAATAAGTTTCACCACATTACGCCTCCACGGGTCTTCGGAGAGACGTTCTCTATGAAGTTTGATTACAATATTGGCCAGTTGTTCCACACCAGCAGTGCCCCTAATTTGACCCTGCCTATTCTGGTGTATTACAGCAAGTACCGCGATATTTAATTCCATTGTCAAAGTTTTGAGCTTAGTGCTAATCTCATCTAGTTGCTTACGCTCATCCCCTGATTGATCAGACACGACAATACTAAGATGGTCCAAGATAATATACTTGCAACCAAGATTGTGCATATGGCGGACTTTATTGAGTATCTCCTGAATGGAGTTACTCCCGAAATGATCATAAATAACCAGCTTGTCAGTATTAACACTCCGATCAAAATACTCACGCATCTCCTCCTGTTTAATTGTGTCCCTTACATCTGGAAGATGGAGAGGTAGATTAGCCTCAAGTGACATCAAACCTAGTGCTGTGTCGCCGTTAGTCTCTTCCAGGTGAAGGAGTCCGATACCCGCATCGGGGCTAACCTTACGGATATTGAACTCTATTTCCTTGAGTACTGATGTCTTTCCAACACCTGTTTCCGCAGTGAAGACCACGAACTCCGAAAGCCTAATGCCGTATGTCTGAGTATTAAGCAAGTCCCAGGGATACGGTACTGTCTCATACGCCTTCCGTTCGCTGATCTCACCCCACATGTCGCGGCCAAGTTTGAGGCCGCTTGGAGTAAACGTCGGGCTGGACCACCATTCACGGTTGAACTGCTCCCGCTTACCAGCTTTAAGATAGTCGTTCGGGTCTTTGCCGTCTGCAAGAGTAAGAATCTTAACCTTGCCGATGGGGAACATACCAGCCACAGCAAGAGCCGCCTCTTGGCCGGGGTAACGGATTTGTCCCGTTCTCTCATTTACTTTCGGATCGTCCCTGTCGAAGCAGACAACGACGTTTGCAAAGCTGTTAAGGTATTCAAAGTTGTCTGCAACATCTCGACTAGCTCCGTCCGCTCCATATCGAACAGACACGACCGGCCACCTGCTTCCCATGAGCTCAAATGCCGCGCAAGCGTCATATTCGCCTTCAACAATTGTAATGAACTTCGCACTACCTCCAGGAAAAAGCTGGCTTCCGAAGAGTCCGGAGTGTTTGATGTCACCTTCAACATTAAATTCTTTATCAGGGTGTCTGACCTTGTTTGCAAGGTGTTTTCCATCATTGAAATATGGGAAGTATGTCGTGTCACCATTACGCCAAATGCCATACTTCTCAGCACTGGCGCGGGATATCTTTCGATCAGTTAAATCTTTGTAGTCTTTACCGAGTTCTGTGAGGATATTACTGTCCTCCTTCTTATTGTTATTCGGAAATGTCGTGTTACCGCAACTGAAGCAATGAGTGTGTCCATCATCATACAAAGAATTGGCATCACTACTATCACATTCGTTACAGGCAATGTGCCTTAGAAACTGACTTATTTTATAATGGCCTCATAGTAAACATAAAAAAGACCGTGCCAATATGCTCTGAGATTTTTGTTAGGATAAGCTACTCTAAGAGCTTTGTTCATTTCGGAACAGCGTTCATTATTTGTTAATCCAGACGGGACGTTGATAATTCTAATCTGACTACCTGGTAAAAGGTTACCTGCCTCAATAAGCCAATGACTCCAATCAGTTTTTACGGTAATTGTCATGCACTTTCCTTTTTAACGCTTCATGAATTTGAATTGGCGAGTAGTCTGTATGTTCAAGACTGACACACACATACCTTGGATCATCTATTTTCTGGTAGTGAAGGTGACCATGGATGTTGGTTCCGAACCTTCCCACACTATCAGGATGTATAGGTATGTGGGAAAGAATGACCTTATTACCTTCGCCGTCCTTTTGAACCACATACGAACGAATGTCATCAAAGAACGGAAGATAGTCTGGCAACTTGAAAATATCATGATTGCCTTTGACTAGAACAAGGCGACCAACAAAGCGAGATAGCAAATGCCTGCTATGCCGATTGATACACACGTCTCCAAGCATGTAGACCCGATCTTCGGGCTTGATAACTGCATTGTGACGTTGGATGATTGTTTCATCATGTTCCTCTATAGTTTTGAAAGGCCGAAGTGGCGTTCCGTCTTCTCGTTTGAAATTGAGAATATTAGCATGGCCAAGGTGATGGTCAGCAGCCACCCACGTCCTGCCGCTCATTATGGATTAGGTTCTCCTTCATAAATCTTCTCTCCGTAGAACCGGGTATTCCAGCCCTCATG